GCCATGCTTTTTTGCTCGTCGTTCTCTGGATTCCTGAAGCACTTGTTCATGTACTCCATCTCGCCGTACAGTGGGTTCACGTGGCTCATTCTGGCGGCCGTGGTCAGCACGGTTTCATCCTTGATAGGCAAATGCACTGAGGCCTTCAAAAGAGGCCTCTGAACAATGCTGAAATCGCTCTGGTCATGCATGGGCCTTGGGTCTTTTGTGTGGTACCAGTTCATGCATGCGTAAGGGGTGTGCGGCCCCCACACCTTTTTGCCCTTGTAGAGAACGACAAAATGATGCGGAGGGCTGCACAGAGCTGCTCGTTTTTTGGCGACCATCAATATCCACTTTTCCAGCGTTCAATGTTCTCGTTTTGCTTGTCCTCCACAGCTTGCAAAACTTCCTCGCCAGTAACGCCAGCAAGGGCCAAAATGTTGAGCACGAAAATGAGCACGTCGGCAGACTCAAAAACCACCTCTTTCCACTCGTCAGAATCGAGGTCCTCAACGTACAGGTCTTTGACTGTTTCGTGGTCAGCCTTCCACTTTTTCCAGGAAGCCTTTCCGAACGGTCCACCGAGTGCGGTCATGAGCTCCGTGATTTCGTCAAGTAGGTACTGCTGCTGGCGCATCATTTCGTCAGCTCGTTCTGCCATCGTCATGGATTGTGAATCCATACCCTGATGGTCTCGTTGAATTGTGTCCTGAATCTTCAGGAGAGTCTCAAAATTTTTCATTCGTCTCTGTCTAGGAAATCGTTGTACAAATGGAGGTCGTCCACAAAGTGAACCAGGCGGCCCATGCGGACACGGTATGGTGTTGGAGCGCCCTTGCATATGTCATGCAGTTTGGTCTGAACGTCGGTCACCATTTTGGACTGAAACAGGGCAAAGGCCGGGAGGTCGTTGCAGAGGCCGTACCAAACGTCGTTTGACCTCATGTGCGTGTGCAGGTCAAGCCTGAATTTCGTCTTGCCCTCACGCTTCAAAACGAAGGTGAAGGAAATCGTGCACGGTGTGTCCTTCGTGTAGCGCCACCGCTCTTTGCCGTCGTAGATTGAAAGGACGTGTTTTCTCGTGCCCTTTCCGGTCAGCATGGATTCAACGATTTCGCGGACACATGTGGCCCACTGGTTTTCCCGTTTCATCTGCCACCCGTAGTTGCTATTCACCTCGCCAAACTGGTCCTTCATTTTGGTCCAGATTGAAGCGACCTTCTCGACCATCTCAGGGTCACGTGTTGCAGCCTCGTACCACTTCCATTCGAGGTCCACATACCGCTGTGACCACTTGCGCCAAATGGGCCAGAGACCCGCCTCGAAATCGAGCGGGTTTCTGACCTCAATGACGACGCCCGTGAATCGCAGGGTGTCCTCGTTCGGTTCACCGTTGTCGGTGACCAGGCGATAAGCCTGGCGGAAGGCCTCCGGTGGGTTATTCGCTGACAACCACATTTTCAAGATTTTCGAGGGCCTGCATATAGGCCATGGCGTCAAGCAAATTGTCGGACTTGTGGGCGTGTCCCTCGCGAGCCAATTTCATAGCCACCATCGCGAAGTACATGGTCTGCTCGGGCAGCTTGGTATTCATGATGGCATTGAGGATGTCGTTCGCACGTCGCATGGTCGTGTGGAAATCCCCGTACTGGCGTTCCTTCTCCTCGGCGCGCTCATTCACGATTCGATGAGCCTGGATGGCAATGGAATCGCCTGCGGGGCGTTTAGAGGCGCCATTAAAGACTCCGGATTGAATTGCCTTGTCCTTCACCTCAAAAATCCTCAGGAGCCGTTTAAGGGCCTCCATATTGGTCCGGGAGGGATTGTTTGCTCCGGTGAGCCAGTGGTTCACGGCTCCCTGGGTCACGCCAAGAAGCTTGGCGAGAGATGTCTGGTTGATGTTGCCCTTTGCTAGAACCTGGGCAACCATTTTCTGTGGTGTTTCCATGTCTCAATGTTCAGAGATGTTCATTCAAAAATCATGGGGCGGTGTCAACGTTTCCGGTTGTACGAACCTTGCTTCAATCGAATTCGTTCGTACTTGTCCCACTCGCACAGGGCGTGCTCCAAATCATACGCCCTCCATTCGTTCATGCCGGGGCATGTGTGCAGCTCAGCAATTTCACGCTCGTACTGGTCACGTTTCAGCTTCCTGGTCAGGGGCAAACCGCGGAGGCGATTCAGACCCCTCGTGCTGCCTGGCCCAATGGGGGCGAAAGTGAAATCATCTGCCCACTCACCGGGGACGACGTGGAGCGCGTCAAGGGCCATCTGACCGGCAATGAATTCACCGAAGTATTTGATTCGGCACAGGTCCTCCATGCAGTCCTGTATCGACTCCGTTCGGATATCGGTTTCAAGAAGCTGCGGGAGGAATATTCCGAAGATTTTTTTCAGACGAGGGACACCCTTGATTTCGGGCTGCAAGTAGGCCGACCGGAAAACCTTTTTCCCGGCCTCGCCACGCTCCTCAAGTTCGAGCCAAGCCTCGTGGTATTTTTCGTCCTTCATCAGGTCGGCAATCTCTCTCAGGGAGGTGGGGTTATTGACGAACCTTGCGACCATGATTTTGACCCACGCATGACGCGCGTTCCGCGGGTTCACCACGTGTGGGTACCACTCGTCGAACAGGAACCGAGAAACACGGTCGTCTTCCCTCCGGATGTTCGTGAAGTGATACCCCTTCAGAATCTCGTCGTAGGTCCAGGGCTGCGGGGCACCCTTGTCCTTCAGGACTCGGATTGATTCGCGCATGCGGATGAAACGGGCGAAGCCGTCAAAAGCTTCTCGGACGATTGGGAGCGTTTTGGGCTCCATATTTGAGACGAAATCCATTAGGGCTTGGTTTTGTACTCCACAACAAATCCGTTGCAACGGTGGCCGTTCTTAAGAGCCCTGCGGAGTTTCTGGCTCGAACACGGTCGGTCGGTCTGCATCGCAATCCATTTCGCGCTGGATTTGGTTGTTCCGATTTGGACCAGGGTTTTCTCTTCGTCATCTCGCCTCACGCACACGACGCGAGCTCCGATGAACCACTCGCCAGAGACGCCACTTTTTGGGTCGTGCTCTCGGCCAAATTTTTCCGCCTTGGTGGCATGGGGTTTCGCATCTCGGAAACCGTCAAGGTTGATTTTCGTTCTCTTCATTTCTGAACTGTTCAATTAGGTTTTCAAATTCGTCTCGGTCTAGACATTGAAGCGCGGCAATTTTGCTTGCCGCACTGAAGGCCCTCGACCGGTTCACCGGGTGAATTGTACCGCACCCCGCGAACTGGTGAAGCTTGCTCTCCGCTTCAGTCAACATTCCGGCCATGAAGTACCCGTACGCTTCGGGAATCCATCTGACCATCGTGGTCGCCTCCGTGTGCTGAATCAGCTTGAGGGTTAGGGCAATCCGTCTGAGCTCAACCATGGCGCTTCATTTCAATCCGTATGGCCTCCCACGACCTCATTGGACGACCGTTGCAGTAGACCCAAGAAGCCTGGATGAATTCACCTCGGTCCATCTCCCATTTAATCATGAAACCGCGGAACGCTTTCCATGAACTGAGGTGGCACAATTTTCCGTGCCACGGTGTGTGGATTTCAATGACCATTTCTGTCGAGCTTTAGGCCGCACTCCTGTGCTGCATAGTTGATATGCTTTTGCGTTGTCGTCGACCACCACCCAAGCTGCTTGAGTGTAGTTCCCTCAATGATTGCGACGCGGGTTCCGTAGCTGTAAATGCCGTTCCCTTTTTTCTCGAGGTTCTTTCTGTACTTCGCGAACTTCATGACCAGCTGTTCAATTTGAAACCGTTGCTTGACAAGAGGGCTCGTGCGTCGTCACGGTCGGCGTTGTCGTTGACCATGACGATGAGACCAACGTTGTGCTTTCCGAGCGGAACAACTCGGAAGCTGCTCAGGACATTCTGGCCTTTCGTGGCGCGTTCAATTCCGAACCACTTGGAACGGAGTTTTTCGGTGTACGTTCCGGCGGTGGTGTGGCTCGTTCCGAGGGCTGAACCCAGGGCGGAGAGGTTTCCGTATCGAGCTGCGTCGACGATGGTGTTGTGACGCGTGATGAAGAAGAAAAATGGCTTCATGACATTGTGTGTGTTTGATGTTCAAATATACACCAGGAATCGCCTTGACCGGCGGTCCCGGTGAAGTTTTTTTAAGCTTCGACGTTGCAGCTAATCACGAAACCCTTGTAGCGAGTGGTGAGGAGGTCGCAAGGGTAGTTGGACTTGTATGCGGCGCGAAGCTTTTCGCGGAGACCTTGCTCGCTGCATCCGATGCGGTCAGCCAGGTCGAAGAGGGTTGCAGCCGTGAGAGTGTTTTCGAAACGCTCGTCTTCAGAGTCGGCTTTGAGTGGGATTGCGCGGAATTCGTAGTCAGTCATTCCCTCGATTGTACCGTGCACATCGTAGTGTGCTTGTTCGAGTTCGAGGCGCGTCTTCTTGCTTTCGGAGATTGCAGCTGGAAATTTCATTTGTTCTGTGTGTTTGAGTGATTGAACAGTGCTAAGATAGGGCGATATGTTCATTCAAAAAACGGGGAGGCGAAAAAAAATTCTCATTTCGTCCCGAAAGCCTTGGTACGACTGGAAAAAAAAATTGAAAAAAAAACGACCGAGGGCGTTCCCCCGGTCGTCTACGCGGCCCAAAACCAACTGAAATGAATGAAACTTAACCTGCGGCCGCGCGCTTCCTGGGATTCGATTTGGCGAAATCCTCAGCTTCGTCTTCTCCGAAAACCCCTTCAGCGTACAGACCCGCCGCCTTCAGGACCAGGCGGCTCAGGGTACGCTTCTCGGCCATCGCCCAGGGATAGGCGTTCCGGTTGTTTTTCGGATTGACCTCACCAAAGGTTTGAATTCGGTCGTCAGGCTTGTCCGCGCGCCACGCGTACCCGCGAAGGCAAATCGTGTTCGTCGACGGGTCGTGGTGCTCAACCTCGAACCTCACCCGAATGTTGTGCTTCGCCTGAATCTTTTCGATTCCCTGACGGGTGATGATGGTGTAGTGTTGGTGCTGGAAAACGTCATCAGGAGTGAGTCCGTTTTCCTCGTACAGCTTGCGCATTCGCGCAGCTTCGGAAGGGCTTAATTTTTTCGCCATTTGAAAACTGAATTTGTGAAATTGATTTCTGCGTTTGAATCATCATCCCCCTCATACGTTTCCGCCCCGCACAGGTCGAGCACGTCGGCCATCAACGAGATGGAATCAGACAAGAGGAAACCAGTCTGGTTTTGAAATTTCGGAAGCACGTAGTCCGTCAGCACATTCATCGGAACATTGCCGTGTGCATCAGGAGCCACGCGCTTCGTGTTTAGGGCTTGCTCAATGACCTTGAACATGAGCTTCGCCTCAAGGTTCAGAGCTGCCAGGATTTCACGCCTGGTCGGCTGCTTTTCGAAAACGAGTTCATCGTTGTCGTAGTAGGTATTTTTCTCTCCAGCAAGACCCTGGGTGAACAGCTCCTTGATGACCGGATTTGAACTCACCGCGGCGGTCACGGTGTCCTGTGCAAAAGCAAGCTTCTCCGGCTTCGTTACCATCGTCGTCACCTTGTTCGAGGTTCCGAAAATCCACACGGCAAATGCCTCACCAGAAAACTCCATTTCAATGTGCTCGTGCACGCTCTCAACTGTGTCGCGCATTCGCTCAAAAATCTTCTGCTTTTTGTCCATACCGTGAAGGTCACCAATTGAACCGGTTTTGATTGTGGGCGGTGTCATACTCGGATGCCTTTTGCAAGAGCCTCATTCAGCTCCACGTTCATCCTTCTGACCCGTGCGATTTCCGTTCTGAGCTCCTGGATTTTTGCACGCTGCTCAGCAAGCTCCTTGCAGTACCTGCGGGCTTGAATGTTGAGCTTCGAAATCTCCAGAAAGTTGTCTTCACACTGGTCGACAAACAACAAACCGAGGTGTGCGATTTTCTGCCAGCTTTCAACTTGCTTTTCCGACATGCGTTCGGAGTTGTCGTCGAGCTGCGCCATGAGGGCCTCCATCATTCCTTGGAATTCAATTTTCGCAGCTAGGTAATTCAGTTCCTTGATGCTGCTCAAAACAGTAGCTTGTTTGGGTTGTCCTGGTCTTCCTGGGTGGCCTGGGTGTTACCCTGACCGCCCTGGCTCTCCCTGTACGCCTTCAATTGGCCCGAATAGTAGCGGTTGACCTTCTGTTCAGGACCCAACGTCCATCGTCCATTTGGGCCGGTTTCGTCAAGCTCGAAAACCTGGTTTCTGGAGGTGTCGTAGTACAGCCGCGCCCACCCGAGTTTGCCCGAGCCTTTTGGCTTCGCTTTCTGGTTTTGAATCCACATTTCACCGGGTCCGACTTGATAGCCCTCGCCAGCCTCATCGAACGGGCAAAAATCAATCAACTCGTGCTCGGGTGGACGATACACCAAAAGCATGGTGAAAGCTCGCCTGTACCAGGTCTGACCGCCAGCCCATTCGTTAGGTCTCGCGGGCTTGCTCACGGGCATGCCATTTGAGGTCTTCCCGTCGTGCTGCGTCTTCGCGATGTGGTTCACAATCACGTCGACCCGATTTGAGCGCCGTGCAGCAATCCGAACGTCCTTCAGAACCTTGGTCAACCAGAGGTCATCACGGAGCTCCATATCGCGGTCCAAATCATTGAACGGGTCCAAGACGGAAAAGTCGAAATCTCCGGCCTCCTTGAGGAGCTCGTTGAAGGTGTCGTACGTCCAGGACGCAACGTCCACGGCTTTCTCCGGGTCGATGATTGTGAAATGCTCGTCAAGCCAGTGGATTGTGTACTCGAATTCGTCCGATGAAATTGGCGTTTTTGAATCGTCCGCGTCAGCATCATTCAGCCGAGCGGATTTTCCGGTTTTCACTTCAACCAGGTCAAGCAACAAGTCCACCGCGGAACCCTCTTCACCCATGTACAGAATGCCCTTCCAACCGAGCTCCGTTGCCCAGTTGATTGCGAGCTGTTTCACGACCTGCGATTTTCCACTGTGAGGCGCTCCCGCGATGAAGAGCGGGAAGCCTTTTTTCGCTGTGAAAATTTTGTCCAGTGATTCGAAGCCGGAATACTCTCCACGACGTGTTCCTGACCGGCGGATTTCATTCGCTTTTGCGCGCAGCTCCTCGGGCTTGATTAGAAGCGAATGCAGGGGATTTTTCATTGATGTTCATTTGTACGGATTTTGCGAAAAGAAAGGGGCGCCGTTGGTCACCCCTTTCCGGTTCAAACACACAGACGGCTCAGAACGGCAAATCGTCAGATTTGTCGTCAGCAACGGGAGCCGCTGAAGTCATGGCACCTTCCTCTTTTTTGGCAGGGATTCCATCCTCCAAATACAACGCCGAAGCGTTGCCCAGGATTGGACCCCGTTCGCCAGCGTCGCGTGCTTCTTTGGGGAGGTCCTGGGTTACCATATAGTCCTGGCCGTATTGGCTGTCAGGAGTGTTCACAAGGGCCACATTCAGATACGTCCCTTTCTTGCCTTTGTACAGGTGCTTTTTGTCAATCGCATCCACGTTGATTTGGACGCGTAAAATCTTTGGAATTGCCATGGTCAAATATCAGTTGCTCATTTGATTTCAGCTGCAGGGCGGTGCTCAGTTTTGGGCACAAAATGCTTGCGGTCAAACCGCATAGCCATTTCATCAATCTCGTTCAGGATTTTTTGAAAGGAATTGTCCTGCAAAAGGTAGTCCTCGAAGCGCTGCACATTCCTGGTCACAGTTGAGTGATGGACCGCGCTCGCTTCTGCCACAATCACGGTCGGCGTGTCCGTGTTTTTGATGAGCCAAAAACGCACCAAATTCATCACGTTTGCGGTGTGCATTTTCAGGCCAAGTTGGCGGCCGCAAATACTGCTGGTTTGCATTGCAATTTCTCGTTGCTCAATCTCAGGAACAAACTGCTCCAAGGACCAAGCGAAAAGCTCTCGGCATTGCTCGAGAGTAAAAAACCCTGAGCCCGTTCGGACTCTGCGGTGGTACGGTTCTGGTTTACTCATTGTGCTTCAATTAGCGCGTCCCTTGCTGCAATTGGGTCGCAGAATTCAATATCAATTTGAGGTTCGAAATATGCCTCATCGGTGGTGCTGCCGTTGGGCGGGTAAAAGACCTTGATTGGTAGGATTGACAAGCGATGCACCTGGAGTCCGCTCATCTCCTCCGCCATGTAGCGGTAGGTGTTGAGCTGCAAGGAATACTTCTCGAGTTTTGTGGGCTCGTTTTTCTTGTAGCGTTTGGTGAAGGATTTCGTCCCTCCGCGGCTTGTTTTCATGTCAACAATCCAAATGGCACCGGTCTCCTTGTTGACCAGCAAAAGGTCAACCTCACCGCCCACGCCTAATGACAACGAAAACAGAAAAACTCGGTCAGCAAAAACGTGCCAATCGCCACCGTATTCCTCCTTGAATTTTTTGAGGTCAGCAACGAGCTGCTCATATGCCCTGAACTGCATGTGATTGCAGTACATGAAGGCAGACATTTCCTCGAGCCCTTCAACAAAGAAATCTCGCACACATTGGTCGACCATGCTGCCTATCGGCAGGCAGCCTTTCCACACGTCCGGAATCACCAGCGGAACCCCGCCAGAAATCCACTGGGTACAGCGTTGCAATTTGGTACCTGTAGGGAGGTGAATGTAGTGGCTTTCGTCCTCAGCTCTTTCCACCTCTTTTCCCAGGCGCAAAAGTCGCTTCAATCCCTCTCTAATTTTTGCTTCCATGAATCAAATATCAGAAGGAACAACGATTGAACTTTCGGGCGGCGCCAACTAGATAAAACGAGGCCTCCAGTCTTCTGGAATTTCATAGTCGTCTTTGTCCTGCGAAGCCTCATCAATCATTCGCATTCCGATGGCCATCACGGTTGCCACAATTCCATCGATTTTGTCACCACTTTTGTCCTTGGAAGGCTTGACGTTTCCGGCTGGGTCAAACTGCAGCGCAACGTTGCTGAGCATCCACTTGAAAACGTCGTTTTCATCGTGCCAAAGGTCACCATCAAGCATAAGCCTTTCGAACTCCTTACTGGGAGCGCTCATGGACACGAAACCTTGTCCAAACGGGTCGCACTCGATTCCGTCATTCACCAGGTCAATGATGAGCTGCGAGGAGTTGAAGCGGTCGTACGCCATCGCTCTCAAATCGTATTTGCTCGCAATGCCATTCTCATCGTTCTTGAAGGCTCCAGAATCGTCCAGAAACATTCCAGAAATGAACTGACGGATGGCACTGTAGTCGGTCACGTTTCCGGGGGTCACAAAAACGTTGTCGAACTGCTCCGCCATTCGACCGTAGATGGATGATTCATCTCGGTCGAGTTTGCGCTCCACGGCACGCTCAGGAAGCCAGTGAAATGTCTGAAGGAAAAGACTGCCATCATCGCGTGGAAAAATCAGAGCTAGGGAAGAGATGTCCGAGACAGAAGCGAGGTCCAAACCGGCGTACACTGGATGGCCCGCAGGGGGCGTCCACTCTTCTCGCTGTGCCTCGACAATTTCAGGCTGAATCCAGACTTCCACAGAGCCCGTGAAAAGGTTGCAATGTTTGGTCTGAAATTCGACAATGGCACGGCCTCCGATGTTCATGGCCTGGCGAGCCTGAGAACGGAGATACTCGAGCGTGATTGAATCACCAATTCCTGGGTTCGACTTAACCCAAACAGATTCGTCTTTCCAGTCGTCCTCTTCATCAATTTGAAATATCAATGAAAAGGTGCGTTCATCAGTCTTCACCCCGTCCAGAACTTCCTTGGCGGTTTTCATCGCCTCCGCGCACGGCCCGTCCTTGATGAATCCGGCCGTGGATATTGCAAGCATGAGCGGGTTTTTCCTGGAGCCCATGGATGACTTCAGAACGTTCCACAGGTCAGAGGTTTTCTGTGCGTGGTACTCATCCAAAACACCAAGCTGAAGGCTAAGCCCGTCGAGTGTGTTTGCATCACTCGAAAGGGCCTTGCATGTGCCATCGTACGGGGCAACCACATCGTGCCTGTTTACTCGGAACCTGCGCTTGACTTCTTTCGGTGCCCGCTGAAGCATTCTGCTGACCTCATCGAATGCGATTTTTGCCTGGTCTTTTTTGGTCGCACTGAAGACGTATTCACCTGCAGATTCCTTGTCCAAAACCATCATCGCAATTGCGATTGCCGCAGCCAGTTGGGTCTTGCCGGATTTGCGAGCCACAAAGAGCAACGCAGTCCTGTGTTTGCGGTAACCCTTTTCGGCGTGAAACCAGCCGAAAATGTTCACCACGAGAAACTGCTGCCAGGGACTCAGGATGAACGGCTTTCCGGCCCACTGCCCTCGTGTGTGCACGAGGTACTCCTGGATGAACTGAATGTACTTCTCACCGGCCGCAGCATCAAATTTCCACTCTCCTGGGTCGTTTAGGAGCTCCAGAAAGCGTTCAATTGCCTTCCGGATGTATTCCCCAGCCGGTTCTTGTCCGGTCGCGATGTCGCGAGCGTATTGAGCCCAGAGGTTTTTTGGAGGTTTAGTCATTGAGGAGGTTGTTCAGGTTGTCACTTTCAGAGGTCTTGCTTTTCGCCACCTCCGCAGACGCAAGCGCACCCAGCATTTTGCTCCTGTCCTGAGGGGACAAACCGAGCTTTGTGCTCAGCTTCAAAATCTGGTTTTCTGCAGCCATCGAAACGTTGTAGAAATGGCTCGGAGAAGTGGTCCCATTTGAGTGGGTCACGAAGTAGTCGGAGACGTTGTTGAGCTGGTCCTGCATCATCTTCCAGACCGAGTAATTTTTCGCCAGCAAAGTCAGCAAAAGCGAGTCCACAACCTCAAGCAAACCGGCCTCGTTTAGGAAGTCCACAACTGCAGTGAAATATGCCTTTTCGTCCCTGCTTAACTTGGTTGCAGGGCGAATCCCGGTCACGGTCCTGGCACGACTGACCTTTTTGGACGCAACTACTTCTATCTCAGCCTGTTCTTTGCCAGAAATGAACGAATCGAGGGCCGAAATTGGGTCCTTTTGTGCTTGTTTTTCGCTCGTTTTTTGCTTGTTTTTTGTTCGTTTGTGTGCCATTTGAAATGTCCTAAGTGCTTGGTTTCCAAGGTACCAGGGGTTGAAAAGTAGGCTCACC